AGAGCGAGCACAAGTTTACGAAATCCTAAACAGAATTGGCGCGATGAGCGTTGATGAAATCAGACAACAGGAGGACTTGCTATCATGAAGATAACAATGCCAGTAACAATTACAGCAAGCGATGCAGAATCACGCATTATTGCTGGTCGTATCGTTCAATGGGATTCAGTCGGCAATACTTCTGCTGGTCAGACTGTTTTCTTACCTAACTCAATTACTTTTAGCAAGAATACTAAATTAGTTTTAGAGCATGAAATGACAAAGCCAATCGGCAAGCTGATGGAATGGTCACAAGATGAAACAGGTATCACTGCATCATTTAAGATCGCTAAGACAACTGCTGGCAATGACGCACTCGAAGAAGCTGCAACAGGTTTGCGCTCAGATTTTAGCGTTGGCGTTAAAGTAAATGCTTGGGATAACAAGGATGGCGTTATGGCTATTAGCGCATCACAACTAATCGAAGTTTCACTCGTAACCGAAGGAGCAATCCCAGGTGCTGAAGTGGAAAAGGTCGCAGCAACCGAAACACAAGGACAAGCTGCATCCGAATCAACCCCGGTACCTCAAATCGAGGAACCTAAGACCGAAGGAGATGACCTAGTGTCAGAAACCGTTTCAGAGGCAGTATCAACCGAGACGGTTGAAGCTGCAAAGTCAGAAGTAACTGCTGCGACAACTCGTCCAGTATTTTACACAAATCCACGCGTAAACCTAGATGTAACAGCAGGTCAGTTCGCAATGGCACAGATCAATGCATCACGCGGTGACGCAGATGCTCGCGATCTAGTTGCTGCACTACAAGTTGCAACAGTTGCTGAAAACACAGGTATGGTTCCACCAAACTACCTAAAGGATGTTATCGGCATCATCGATAACTCCCGTCCGTTTATCGATAGCATCGAAACGGCTGCCCTTCCAGTTTCAGGAATGAAGGTTTTCACTCCAAAGCTTGGAACTAAGGCAACAGTTGCATTAACAGCAGAGGGCGCAGAGTTCTCATCAACAGACACAACAGTTACATTCCAAGAGGATAATGTTGTCAAGTTTGCAGGCGCTGGCATCATCAATGTTGAATTGCTTGACCGATCAGATCCTGGCTTCCTAGATTTGTATCTACGCGAGTTGGCTGAATCCTACGCACAAAAGACAGATGCATACGCAGCACAGATCGCATCAGAAGCAGCAGCAGGATCATCAGCAGCAACAATCTACGGCGCAATCGCCAAGGGTATTGCTGATTCATTTGGCGTACAGCGCTCAACACCAAACCGTCTACTTGTTGCTAACACAGGTGGAGAAGATGGTATCGATTTCGCTGGATTAGCAGCAGCAGTAGACACAACAGGTCGTCCACTATACGCAGCAGCAGCTCCAATGAATGCTAACGGCTTGGTCACACAAGGCTCAACAGCAGGAACAGTCGCAGGACTTGGACTTGTTGTAGATGCTAACTACACAGGTGACAATGCAAACGCAAAGCACGCACTTGTTTACCCATCAAACGCAATGCGTTTCCACGAGAGCAACCGTATCGAACTACGCGCAAACATCGTAGCTAATGGTCGAGTTGAAATCGGTCTATACGGATATGTTTGCGTAGTAAACCGTTACCCAGCAGCGTTCCGTAAGTTGAATGTAGCCTAACCACTTAATCATGGCGGGGGGGTTGCTCCCGATCTCCCCGCCAGCAGTTTAGAGAGGATGAAATGCCAAGTATTATCACAGCGTCAGAGTTGAGATCCGTGCTTGGTGTTTCGTCTGCTCTTTATTCAGACGCATATCTAAATGACATAATTGATACATCAGAGGCAGTTATTTTGCCTTTGCTTACAACATTTTCGTCACCAGTTTCCAAGGTTTCGCTGACAAGCAATGTCGCAACCTTTACAACAGTAGGAATTCATGAGTTTACCGAAGGACAATCAGTTGTCATCGCAGGATGCGGGACACCATTTAACGGCACTCGAACAGTCAATGATGATGTCGATGCATACACATTTACAGCAAACATCACTAATGCAGATGTCGATGAACGCAATGTCATCCCTAGCGGATCCGCAACACTTACAGGCGCTGCTACATATGTCGGCGTTGCTGCGGTCGAATCCGCAATCATCGTAGTTTCAGTTGAAGTATTCCAATCTCGTACTGCTCCAGGCGGACAGATTGAAGGCGTAGATTTCGCTCCGTCTCCTTATCGCATGGGACGCAGCTTGTTTAATCGTGTCGTAGGTCTTTTGGGACCTTATATCGATGTTGAAACGATGGCTCAATAATGCCGAGCACTATTCTTTCAGCGGTTCGTACTCCTCTTGCTACAGCTTTATCTGGCGTTGCTGCGAATGTATTTAGTTATGTTCCTGAGCAGATTCCAGCACCTGCTGTTGTAGTCGTACCGGATTCTCCTTACATGGAGTTTGAGACTATTGGCAAGAGCACCTTTCGATGCAAACTTAATTACACAATAACCTGCTGCGTTGCTTACAACAGCAACCCGGCATCGCTTGATAATATCGAGCAACTCATCACGAGCGTTGTGGCGGTTATACCGGCTGGATACGAACTCCAGGTAGTTGATCGACCAACAGTTACAACAGTAGGCGCTAGCACCTTGCTGGTCGCAGATATACGGGTGTCCACTTGGTACACCCAAACAGCATAAGGAGAACCAATAATGCCAACAACAGTCATTACGGGTCGCGACCTAGTCCTCAGCATCGCAACAGTAAATTACGATGCGCAGACAACTAGCGTCACACTCGTCAATTCACCAACCATCGATATTTACCAGACTCTCGACGGAAAAGCTTTTAAACACACAGATGACAACTGGACTCTCAATGTAGAGCTACTTGCCGACTGGGGTGTTGCTTCATCACTATTCGAAGCAATGTGGACAGCAGCTGATACAGCACCAAACACAACTCTTGCAGTATCTCTTACAGCTGCAACTGGCGCAGTATTTACTTGCAATGTTTTGCCTGTTTATCCAACAGTCGGTGGAACTGCTCCAGGAGCACAGACCGATACTTGGGCACTACAGGTAGTCGGAACACCAGCAGACACATTCAGCTAAAATCTAACAAACGGGAGCAAAGATGAAACTACCAATCACAATTACATATAACTCAGGCGACGAAGCAACTTACACGGCTCAACCTCCTGAGTGGGCAAAGTGGGAGAAGGCAACTGGCAACACGATTTCTCAAGCTAATGACAAGATTGGCATCTGGGATCTTATGTTTCTGGCTTATAACGCTTACAAGCGAGAGAATGCTGGAAAGCCTGTTAAATCTTACGAAATATGGTCTGACACCGTTGCTAATGTAACGGTAGGAGACGATAGCCCAAAAGCCACCAGCCAGGAAGCATAAGGCGGATCCTCGTATCTCTAGCAATAGAGACGGGGATACCGATGCAATACTGGGATGATGCAGACGACATATTAACGGCGATAGATTTATTAAAGGAGCGAAGTGATGGCAGATGATGTCCAGATCGCTTATGATAAATCAGATTTACGCGGCATTACCAGGGCTTTTAAGGGTATGTCAGATGAAGCCATTGAAGCTGCTAAAAAAGAAAGTTCTAATCTTGCTGAGTTCGCTGCTGACCGTATTAAGATCGCAGCAGCGACTCGCTTGGTTTCAGGGACTGCTGCTCGCCGTATTGCAGATGGAGTTAAGGTAAGCAAGACTTCAAAGATTGGCGAATTTAGTTACGGCTTTGCTCGTCAAAAGTTTAGCGGTGGCGGTTCAACTTTAGATTTACTTTATGGTATGGAGTTCGGTTCTAATCGCTTTAAGCAATTCCCAACTCGTACGCCAAGCAAAGGCAGAGGTAACTCAGGTTACTTTATCTATCCAACTTTGCGACAGATCCAACCAGATCTAGTTCGTAAGTGGGAAGAAGCATTTAGCAGGATTTTGAAGGAGTGGGATTAATGGCAGGCAATAGAACCCTTAAACTTTCCATCCTTGCAGATGTCGATGATCTTAATAAAAAGTTAAAGTCTGCTAATGGCGATGTTGAATCTTCGTCTAATAAGCTTGGTGACTTCTCTAAAAAGGCTGGATTGGCTTTTGCAGCAGCAGCAGCAGCTGCGGGTGCTTATGCCGCTAAGTTGGCAGTCGATGGAGTTAAAGCTGCTATTGAAGATGAGCAGGCTCAGACTCAGTTAGCGCTTGCTCTTGAAAATGCAACTGGCGCAACTAACGCTCAGATTAAAGCAACTGAGGATTCTATTCTTCAGATGTCTTTGGCAACCGGTGTTGCAGATGACAAGCTTCGTCCTGCACTTGGTCGCTTGGTTCGATCTACTGGCGACATTACAAAAGCCCAGGATTTATTGGCGATTGCTCTTGATGTCAGTACAGCAACTGGTAAACCTCTTGAAGGCGTAGCAACTGCTTTAAGTAAAGCTTACGATGGCAACACCGCAGCTCTTGGCAAGTTAGGAATTGGTTTATCTGCAGCTGAATTAAAGACAATGTCTTTTGAACAAGTACAAGGACGACTAAGTGAATTGTTTGGTGGAGCAGCAGCTGCTAATGCCGATACTTATGCAGGCAAAATTGCAAGAGTTCAGGTTGCTTTTGATGAAGCCAAGGAAACACTGGGTCAAGCTTTATTGCCAATTTTAGATAAGTTTTTAGGTTTTATTAATGAAAATGCTTTACCAGCCATTCAAGCGTTTACTTCTGCATTTAGCCTAACTGAGGGTGATGGCTTTGGAAAGGTAATCACAGATGTTGGTGACACATTGAAAAAAGTAGTTCAGCCAATTTTTGAAGGTGCAAAAGTAGTATTCGATAAAGTTAAGAATGCCATTATGGACAGCAAAGATGAGTTTGCTTCATTTTGGGAAGTTGTGAAGTTTGTTGCTCCTTTAATTGGTCAAGTTATTGGCGCACAATTAAAAGCCATTGGAACAATAGCTGAAGTTGTTATTACAATTATTGGCAAAGTACTCGGCGCGATCAAGCCAGTACTCAATACTGCAATCGATGGCATTAACAAGATTATTACCGGTCTAAACATAATCAAGCCAGGTTCTGATATTCCTTACCTACCTAAAATTGGTTCAACTGCTGGATCTACATCTACAGGTCCACTTGGCAATTTCTCAATGTCTACTGGTCAGACAATAAGCTCATCTGTCACCTCTGTTCCAACAACAGGGACTACAACTGCAACAACAACGAGCAATGGTTCGACTGGAATTGCTGGAGTCAGTTCGGCTGTTGCAGCTGCGGTAAGCATCGGTTCATTTAACGCTGGATCTTTTAGAGCTGCTGAATCTGCTTCAATGGCACCTGTTTACAATATCAATGTAACTGGAGCCTTGGACAAGGAAGGCGTTGCTCGTCAGATTGTTGAGATCATTAATGAGTCCTCTTATCGCGGTGGCGGTGGGGCTAGTTCGGCTTTGATTGCATGACGCAATACACTCCTGAATGGGAAGTAACAATCAATGGCGGAGGGGATTACACAAACCTCACCCTCGCTAATCTGACGATTACTTCTGGTCGTCAAGATATCTACTCTCAGCCTTACGCAGGTTATTGCAATGTTGAGATTATTAACCTTGACCAGTCACCTATTGTTATTGATGTAAATGACCAAATTAATATCAGGGTCAAAAACTCATCTGGCACTTTTGTAAATCTGTTTGGTGGCTATGTAACAGACATCGATGTAGAAGTCACTCAAGCGTCCTCCACGACCATTTCAGAGCGCATCAAGGTAGTTGCCTTAGGTGCGTTATCTAAACTGCCTAAAACCTTAACAAACGGCGTTTTGGCTAAAGACTTTGATGGCAATCAGATTTACACAATCTTGTCTGAGGCTTTGTTTAATACTTGGAATGAAGTTCCAGCAGCTTTAACTTGGGCAACTTACGATGCAACAACAACCTGGGCTAACGCTGAGAACTCTGGACTTGGTGACATCGATCAACCAGGTGATTATGAATTGGCAGCTAGAACCACAGAATTAACTGACATTTACAGTCTCGTATCATCTTTGGCTACATCTGGACTCGGATACCTCTACGAGGACTCACAGGGCAGAATCAGGTACGCGGACAGTACTAGACGCAGCTCTTATCTCACAACTAATGGTTATGTGGATCTAACAGGTAATCATGCCTTGGCTAGAGGCATCCGAACATCAAAGCGTTCAGGCGATGTCCGAAATAATGTAACCATTGTTTACCGCAATGGGAATAAAGAATCCGCATTAGATGCTGAATCGATTGCCATTTATGGGCAACAGGCTTATGAGATTACGACTTCATTACATAATCTTGCTGATGCTCAATCTCAAGCACAATTTTATTTAACGCTTAGAGCATTTCCAGAGGCTCAATTTAAGTCAATAACTTTTCCGATATCTAGCCCAGAGATCGACAATACAGACAGAGACTCATTACTGAATGTGTTTATGGGTATGCCCGTCAATATCATCGATCTACCGTCGAACATCAATAACGGCGAATTTCAAGGCTTTGTTGAAGGCTGGACTTTTACGGCGGGTTACAACTCGCTTTACTTGACTTTAACGGTATCCCCAACGGCTTATAGTCTCCAGGCTATGCGCTGGAATGGGGTGCCAGTAGGTGAAACTTGGAACACAATTAACGCAGCACTCGACTGGCTTAACGCTACAATAGTAGCCTGATAAAGGAGAAATATGGCAACGACAACTAACTTTGGGTGGGAAACACCTGACGATACCGATCTTGTAAAGGATGGCGCAGCTGCTATTCGTACCGCTTTAGGTGGCGTTGATACATCTTTCGTTGATCTTAAAGGTGGAACAACTGGTCAGGTATTGGCTAAGGCTTCAAATACCGATCTTGATTTTGTATGGTCTGCCGATGCTGCTGGCATGGTAAACCCAATGACAACAACAGGCGACACAATTTATTCATCAAGCGGATCAACACCTGCGCGACTCGGTATTGGTTCGACTGGTCAAGTATTAACAGTTGCTGGTGGTTTACCATCTTGGGCGACCGCAAATGGCACAGGTGGTTACACATTGTTAAATGCCGGCGGAACAGCGTTGTCAGGATCTGGAACGGTAACAGTTTCAAGTATTACTTCAAACGATTTATTGATCTATGTAACAGGCGCTGCAACGGCTGGAACAAATGTAAACATGACTTACAAATTTAATTCATCAGCAACAAATCATAACGCAGCAGGATTAAGAATTATTGGTGCATCAGGTTATGCAGCGAGTAACTTCGATCAAGTGCAAGAAGCCAACTCAGGTTCAATCCCACTTGCTTACACATCAAGTTCAGCGAGTCGTCCAAGTCGTGGTTATTTAATGGTACAAGGATGTAAATCAACCGGCGTTAAACCTTTATGGTTTGCCGGTGCGAATGATGGCGGAGGCGGTAGCGGTCAATGGTCACATTCTGGCGGAG